CTCTGCGAAGTCATCCAATTGCATGGTCAATTCAGCAGATGTGAAGTTGACACCGATGTGCTTTTGGCTGGCAACGGTCAAAGTGGTGAACTGTTCGTTGTCGTCCTGAACTTGCAGGGCGGCGCCGTCAGTTACCAGAGCGCGGTCAGGTAAACGGATACGGAGGGTTGAACCGATCTTAGCACCTTCAACAGCGAAGCTGTCGTCGTACTGGCGGTTCACGTTACGGGTGATCACAAGGTTGTTCTCGAGAATTTCGAGAGCTTTTCTTGTGATCATATCAATCGTCAGAATACTGTTTGACATTTTAAAAGTCCTTTAAAAAAATTAGCGGTTCTGTGCTTGTAGCTTCTTAATCTGTCTTGCACGTTCAGCTTCAATCCACTGGGATGTTGTCATGCTCTTGATAGAGCGTGGATCCGTCGTGTCCAAAGTTGTCGCTCCTGCGGAGCGTGCAGTAACAGGAGAAATCGGCGCTGGCGCAGATGTCGTTTTTCTAACTGGGGGCGCTGAAACCAATTTGGCCTCAATTTTCCCAATTTCCTTCGCCTGGCTCAATGGCGACATGCGTGAGATGCGATCTGCTTCTTTTGGATTAGAGCCGAGATAGTACGCTAACTCTGGCCCCACGTCCGAAGACTGGATCGTTTCTGCCATCACGTTTGTAATCGGAAGTTTAGGGTTGTAGGCAACTTGTTCAAAGTCGTCGTACTTAGTCCTAGCTTCTTCTTCCAAGTCGTGATAACTCTCAAGAACAGCCGATTGCTGCTTTGCCGCTTCACGTTTAGCGATCAGCTCTTCTGCCTTCTGGTATGCCAGTGCTTCCGCATAGGCTTCAGGAGACTCAAACTGGTCAACGCTGGCAGTTGGTGCAGCTTTCACGATTTGCGTTTCCGCAGACCGATTTGCTTGCTCTCTTTCCCACTTACGTTGCTCTCTTGCGAGGCGTTTGCCAATCATCGCGTCAATTTCAGCCTGGGAGTATTTTTTCTCCTCGACTTGATCAACTTGATTCTCAGCTACTTCCGGCGTACTTTCAACAACTTCAGGTGTGGCCGTCACATCCGTGGTTGGCGCGGAGTCTACTTCCGCTAGGGCTTGGACTTCTTCAGTCATGTTTTCTGAATCCTAAGATTCCTCGGTCAACTGGGCCGATACAGTTTGTCAGCACATTATGCTGGAATTTTTTTCAGTTAGCAATCTTCAGCGCCAGCAAATTCTTCTAGCGTTTTTAAATACTCATAAACTTGGGCAATGAAATTTGGTGAGCCAGAAGCAACAGAAACAGGCACAAAATACTGCTTGGTAAGTTGTTGGACATCGCCTTTGAAGTTAACACTTGCAATGATGTCTGTCTTATTTCCGTTAATGCTAAGTACTTTTACATATGCGGAAAAGGACACTCTTTGAATGCCGTTTTCAATTAAACCCATAGGGGTCTGAACTGTGGCTGTGCCTTCAGCTTCAATAATTTTACGAAGTGCCATACTTGTTCCTTAGTTGTGCGTTAAAGATTATTTTGCCTCTAACGCCACAATTCTGGCGGTTAGCGCATTGATTGTTTCGGCTTGTTCTTGTATGAACGCTACTAAATTTGCCATTACTTCAGATGAAGATGGTTGAATATTTTGATATACGGGGCTGCCATCAGAATCAATAGCATCCTTTTCGCCATGCCCAGAATATTTGGCAACTTGCATAAATTCATGGGCAATAAAGCCAACGCCTTTACCTGACCCGTCATGCCAATCCCAAGTTTTTGGTTGTAAACCCATCACAAAATCTTTAGCACCTGTAACTGGTACTGAATTATTTTTAAGACGGTAATCAGATGTTATGTTGTAAAGAACACCCGTTGAACCATTCAAAGAAATTGAGCCAACTTCAGACGCGCCGTTATAAAAAAATCTAATGTATTTAGCGCCGCTAACAGGCGTATTCCTAAAATTTAACAAAACACAAGCATTGCCAGTTGAACCAGCGGGATCATTTGCAACTTGAATATTTGCTGAAGTGCCTGGCACAGCAGAAAAACCATTGACTGTATTTTGAGAATACAAAGCTGAAACTGTAGCCCCTACTATTACCGCTTGTGATGAGTCAATATAGACTGCATTTGTGGTGTTAGTGGCTATACCCACAGCATTGGCAGCGGGCAAATACAAACCATTAGTAGGAATAGTAGAGCCAGATGGAATGAAGTTTGTTGCAGTTACAGACCGGCCAGCAGTCAAATTAGCAACAGAAACTTTAACCGTAGCGCTACTTTGGACAATAGGCAATACCTCAGTACCCGCCAAGGGAGTAGAAGCGCCAGTTAGTGCGGAAATTTTTAAATCAGCCATGATTTACCTTTAAATAAGCGTTGTTGTTAAAGCACCAGCATTGTCAACAGCAATCAAATAGTTTTTTGTGCCGTCTGGTGTAGTGACTACAAAACCTTGTTTTGCATAAACTCTTTGAACTCTAGCGCCTGTACCGCCAATGTCATAAACTCCATCAGCAAACGGGGAAATTTTTCCATTACCCTGAAATGCCCATTTGCGAGTTGGAATTGAGTCTGTTGTGCCTGATGCGCCAGCCGTTGCAGTGTAAAGGTCAATAGACGAATCGCCAGAACCAGTAGCAATGCCACTTGACAACATCAATATGCCGCCATTTGTATTGGTTTCACCAGATTTTGCACCGCCCGCTTGAAGAACATAGTTGTAACCAGTTCCTGATGTGGTTTTACGCTCAATTGCGTGTGTGTAATCTGTGTTTGGCCGAATTGAAAAATTGTAGTTTGCAGATTGACCAGCCATAAGATAGTCATGTTGCAATGCGCCATCTCGCCAGATATTAAAATATCCAAGTCTCCATGAGGGCGCTAAACTAGGGTTTACATCACCTGATGCAGGAATAATGGTTGTACGGGATAATGTTGTTCCGCTATCAACAGCTATTTGCGGTGTGTTGTTATACCATCTTGGGCCAATAATACAAATGCCGTTTAGAAATAGCGAAAATTCAGTTGTTACTGAATCAAACCAAGGTGAAATAACAGTGGAAGAAGTGCTTGAATAAAAACCAATACTGCAAAGTTCAATAATTAAAGTATTGAACATGGACGCAGTAGCCCATGTTTTAACGCCAACTTGGTAATTAACAATATAGACATTGTTTACTTGCCACGTAGTGCCTGATTGTGATGGGCTTTCACCAAATTGCAAGCCAACGCTGCCAGCAACACTTGGGCCTTGACCACCAAGATAGACCTGTTCAACCCAGCCATTCAGTGCATCATCAATCCTAATAGCAGACGCAAAACCAGTAACAGCAATGTTAACGAATCTTGGTTGGCGTACTGTACTCAAGTCAAAAAAGACACCATATCCAGTAGGAGAGCCTGATGCTGTGATACTTATGTTTTCTAGTCCTACTCGATTCAGATCAGCACCGCCCGTAATAAAGCTAGTTGATCCTGTGTAAGTAAGAATGGTGTTTTGTCTTGATTCACCCGACAAAACATTTCCAGCGTTAAAAGTTAACGCGCCGCACAAATATGTTCCATCAGGAACATAGATGGTGTCGTGTGCATTCAAGGCATTTTGAAATGCCGTAGTGTCATTTGTTACGCCATCACCCACAGCACCAAAGTCTTTAACACTGACAGACTCACGCAATTTGGCTTGTACTGTAGTTGCTACAGCGTTAGCGCCAGCGGGTGTATAAGTTACTAAAGACGCGTCGGTGTATGCTTGAGATGGAATGTTGTCGTAAGTTCCGATCAAAACATCATTGCTGTCTTTCAATATAAACTTATAGACAGGGCCAACAGTCAACCAAATCTCGCCGCTACCTGATACTCGGCCTGCTGAATCCAAAATGATAGGATTAGTTTGAGCAACATTGCCTGCCGAAGTGGTGTAAGTTGTTACGGGCGTTGTTGTACCAGAAAGGTATGTGTACAGTTTACCGCCAGTCAGGACTGCGCCGGTATTTGTGAAGAACTGGGCCGCAGCGCCGCCCACAGGAGAAAGATTGACAGCCATTTAGGTCACTCCAAAAGAATTTGCCCACCGTCCTCTTGGACGAGGTTGTCGCCAGATTCGGTGAGAAGGTTGCCCACTGAAGCACCACTGTCTAGCGTGCCTGAAAACAGCGTGACAATACCGGCTAGGCCAATGGCCACCGAATTGCGAAGGGCTACACCAAAGCTCATTGCTTATTAATTGGTTTGCAGTACGCAGTGCCGTCTGTGCTACCAATTCGTATCACACTGACGCGCCAAGGCGCGCCGCTTGTGCTGAGTGTTAGAACAAACGGAATAGGTGTGTAAGCGGGAATTGGTGTGCTGGCACTGGTAGCAACAGCACCAACGCCTACTTCAACATAGCAAGGCACATCAGCCCAGACCAACACACCTTGTGGGCCAGCATTCCATGCGGTTGTGTTGCCTGCACTTGCGCCAGCAGTTGCGGTAAAAGCGGGAAAATCCGCTTTGCTCATTGGGTTGAGAAGTTCCATGATGATCCTTACGCCAAAAATTTCAATTTGTACAAAGTCCGAAGATATATCTCAACGATATTATCTATCAATTGTTGCAACGATGAATCAGATTTATCACACACATCGTATCTTGCGGCTTCGATTTCGGCAAGAGAGTCTTGCAAAAATTCAATCACATTGGCCGTCTTTTTGGCCGAATGCAGGGTAATGGGGCCAATAAGTCCATACCGACCTTGATAGGCTTCGGCGAAGTCATCAGCCGCGCCGATGATGCGGTCATAAAAGATGTTGAGCGCCACATGCTTGCTGTAACTGCGGGTGTTCAAGTGAACACTGTGCGTGACATCACGGGCTAGGAATAAGATTCCGATAAAGTCTGCGGCTTTCATTGTGGCATTCCTTGTGGGGGCATCATTTGTTCTGGGGGCATCATCTCCATGGGCATGGATTCCTCGCGCATCTCAGGCATTTGGTTTATCATGCTTTGCGACTCCATGGCCGCAGCAACAACACCCATGGCAATGTCTTGGATCTGCTCTTCGGTCATACCAGCCTGCACCGCAGCAATGCGCTTAGTCTCGGCATCATACAATTTGATCTGAGCCTCAAAGTCTTTGCGCTCCATGTCTTGCATCTCAATAGATTTGCCGACATTCTCAATCATCTGGTGCATCTGCTCCATCTCAGCGCCCATGGCCTGAATCTGTTGCTGAGCTGCCTGCAATGCTGGATCGTCCTCGCCATCCGACAAGAACTTGGGATCAATGGTCTTGGCAAAACGCTTAGACATTTCCTGCGCGCCAGGCCAGTCCATGTTCTTGACGAACAAGTCACCGGCCACTTGCCACAGTTGGGGATTACCCTGTAAGAGTTGAGCCATAGCTTCCAACGCCTCTTGGCGCTTGGTTGCGTAGCCTGGGCCAGTGGTGGCCACCACATCGTACTTGCCAACGCCGGGGTTGTAGATCTTTTCGATCACAATACCCTGCTCATTGACAATCTTGTTGACAGGTTGCGGCTGGTCAGGGTTGATCTTGACCATCTTTGTCTCGCCGTCTTCACCAATGATGCGGGCGATGCGCTGTGTGTCGTAAATCTTGGGGATCAAGTCCACCAACTGACGGGCCACATGGCGCACGGCACGGGTCAGGTTATCCCCATAATGGAAAGTACCTACGTCGCCCTCACGCTGGCGAGCAAGAATGGCTTTACCAGAGCGTTCGTTGCTTCCCATGCCCAATGAAGCATTGTATTGACCGGTTGTGGACTTAATGTCCTCAGATGCGCCCGCTTTGGCCTGCAATAGGCCACTAGAAGCCATTGGCGGCTGTGCCCGCTGGGGTAGTGGCAAGACTGCGCCTTGGCCGTCTGTAACGTCTGGATTGACTTCCAGATAGGGCCAGTTGTTTGTGTTGGCGGTCTTCCACTTATCCTCATAGCCTTCGAACTGGCCACCATAGCCAATGAACGGAGCTTTGGGCGCTAGCGCCAACATCTCAGCTTCCTGAGACACCCAATAGTTGTACATGCGCTGGGCATCTTTGGCGTTTCGCACTAAGCCAGATATGTAAATACGGCCATCAACCTCAAATTCGTTGCCGATCACACGGATCACGGGAATCCATTTGCCAGCCCACTCTTTTTGTTCAAGGATTTCGTAGCCGTTAATCTTGCAATACATCACCCGTGGGCGCTCAGATATGCGGCTTTTGATTGGTTTGCCAAACATGTCTTTGAGCATCTTGTCTTCAGGCGTGCCTTCAAAAGCCGACTGGTTGCCAGGGTACAAATTCAGCTTGGTCTTGTCGTAGTCAATGTAGTAATAACTGGCGATACGCACTGTGTCTTCATTAAGCCAGTTGCTAATTGACTGATCACCCACGCCGAGGGACTGAAGCGTAGAGATAGGCGCAGCATCGGGGTACTGGCGCTCATATTCTGCTTTTGTCAGGTCTTCGGTAATAAAGCAATACTTGGC